TGGTTAAACCACGAAAGAGATTATACTTTTACATACGCTGGTTTAAGACAAGTCATAGACAAATATTTGGTACAAGACAGATCAAACGGCGATATATTTGAAACACCGCAGTTTATGTATATGATGATTTCGGCAACACTATTTGCAAACTATCCTAAACAAAAGAGAATGACATATGTTAAAAAATATTATGATGCTATTTCACAATTCAAAATCAATATTCCAACGCCTGTTATGGCTGGTGTTCGTACTCCTATTAGGCAGTATGCTAGTTGTGTACTTGTTGACGTTGACGATACTCTACCTTCTATTTTCAGTAGTGATATGGCCATTGGGCGTTATGTGGCACAAAGAGCTGGTATCGGTATCAACGCAGGTAGAATTAGAGGAATCAACAGCAGAATACGAGGCGGAGAAGTACAACATACTGGAGTTATACCATTTCTTAAAAAGTTTGAGGCAACGGTTAAGTGCTGTACTCAAAACGGAGTTAGAGGAGGTTCGGCAACTGTTCACTTCCCTATTTGGCACCAAGAGATAGAAGATATTATTGTTCTTAAAAACAATAAAGGTAGTGAAGATAATAGAGTTAGAAAACTTGATTACTCAATTCAAATCTCAAAACTATTCTATGAAAGATTTATTAACGAAGAAGATATAACTTTATTTTCACCACACGAAGTACCTGAACTCTACGAGGCGTGGGGTACACCAGAGTTTGATGATTTATATTTAAAGGCAGAAAGAAAACTATCTGTTAAAAAGAAAAAAGTAAATGCACAAGAATTATTTTTTAACATACTAAAAGAACGTGCAGAAACAGGTCGTATCTATATTATGAATATTGATCATTGTAATACTCACTCATCATTTAAAGATAGAGTAACAATGTCAAATCTATGCCAAGAGATTACATTACCTACTGATCCTTTACAACACATTGATGGTGAAGGCGAGATTGCATTATGTATTTTATCAGCAATCAACGTAGGTTTAATAAACAAAAGAGATGAATTAGAACCATTATGTGATCTTGCAGTTAGATCACTAGAAGAAATTATAGATCATCAAAACTATCCTATTGTTGCTGCTGAAAAATCTACAAAGGCAAGACGAAGTTTAGGTATTGGTTACATAGGACTTGCACACTATCTTGCTAAAAAAGGATATAAGTTTGATCAAAAACTTGCGTGGAGACAAGTTGATAAACTAACCGAGGCATTTCAGTATTATCTATTAAAGGCAAGTAATGAAGTTGCAAAAGAAAAGGGTGCTTGTGAATACTTTAATAGAACAAAATATTCCGATGGTATCTTACCTATAGACACTTACAAAAAAGAAGTAGATGAGATTGTAAACAATCGTACATTTACATATGATTGGGAGTGGTTAAGGAAAGAAATAAAAGAACACGGCCTAAGACATAGCACACTCTCGGCCCAAATGCCATCAGAATCATCTAGCGTGGTTTCTAATGCCACAAACGGCATAGAACCACCTAGAGATTATCTATCAATTAAGAAATCTAAAAAAGGTCCTTTAAAACAAATTGTACCTGACTATAAAAGACTTAAAAATAATTACACATTATTATGGGATATGAAATCAAATGAAGGTTATATAAATGTAGTATCTGTAATGCAGAAATATTTTGATCAGGCAATATCTGGTAATTGGTCTTATAATCCTGAAAACTATGAAGACAATCAAGTTCCTGTGTCAACAATGGCACAAGATTTACTTACAACATATAAGTATGGTTGGAAAACGTCATATTATCAAAATACATATGACGCTAAAAAAGATGTTGACGAACCACAACATAACATAGACTACGAAACTCCAGTTGAAAACACACCTAAAGAAGTAGAAGATGAAGAGGCGTGTGAAAGCTGTACAATTTAAAAAGGTAATAAATAGAACGAAATGGTAAAAAGTGTATTCAATAAAGATAAAGGGTTAGACGCAACAAAACAACAAATGTTTTTTGGTCCTGATTTAGCAGTACAAAGATATGATACAATGAAGTATCCTATTTTTGATAAACTGACACAACAACAATTAGGATATTTTTGGAGACCTGAAGAAGTATCTTTACAAAAAGATAGAAACGATTACCTTGAATTAAGAGAAGAACAAAAGTTTATCTTTACTTCTAATTTAAAATATCAAACAATGTTAGATAGTGTACAAGGTAGAGGACCTTGTCTTGCATTTTTACCTTTCATATCATTACCAGAATTAGAAGGTGCTGTTGTTGCTTGGGACTTTATGGAAACTATTCATAGTAGAAGTTACACATACATAATAAAAAATTTATATTCAAATCCTAGTGAAGTATTTGATACAATTATACAAGATGAGAAAATTGAAAAGAGAGCAGCAAGTGTAACAAAAACTTATGATGATTTAATATCTATGGGATATCAATGGACAATTGATCCTAAAAAAGTAGATATGTATGAATTAAAGAAAAGATTATATCTTGCTATGGTATCTGTAAATATATTAGAAGGTTTAAGATTTTATGTATCATTTGCTTGTTCTTTTGGATTTGGTGAATTAAAAAAACTAGAAGGTTCAGCAAAGATTATATCTTTTATTGCAAGAGATGAAAGTCAACATCTTGCAATGTCGCAAAGAATAATTAATAACTGGAGAGATTACGAAAACGATAAAGACTTTACAAAGATTATTAAAGAAACTGAAAAAGAAGTTTTACAAATGTATGATGATGCTGTACAACAAGAGAAACGTTGGGCAACGTATTTGTTTAGTAAAGGATCAATGATTGGTTTATCAGAAAAACTATTACATCAATTTGTAGAGTATATGGCAAATAGAAGAATGAAGGCAATACAATTAACACCTGCTTATGATCAAAAAACAAATCCATTGCCTTGGGTTGAACATTGGTTGAATAGTAGATCAACACAAAATGCACCACAAGAAACAGAAATAGAAAGTTATGTAATAGGTGGTATTAAACAAGACGTTAAGAAAGATCAGTTTAAAAAATTCAAACTATAATGACATTAGAAATTAAACTAGACAAAGCAAATAAACATTGTTCTAATTGCGATACTAAATATTCTGTAGAATGGAATACGGAAGAACAAGATTTAGAACCATTAACTTGTCCTTTTTGTGGATATGAGGTAGAGATTGATGATGTTGAAGAAATTGAGGAAAGATATGAGTCTAGTGAAGAAGACGATAGTTGGAATTGATTATAGTTTAACAAGTCCTGCTGTTTGTATAAACATTGATGGCAATGCAGGTTTGATGTTTTATTATTTAACTAATAGAAAAAAGTGGATTGGTAATATGAGTGAGGATGTTGTTGGTTATGAACATAAAGAATATAAAACTCCTATACACAGATTTTCTCAAATTTCAGATTTTGTTTTAGATATAGTTACAAATCTAATTAATCCTATAGTCTATATCGAAGGTTATTCTTTTGGATCAAAAGGACAAGGTATATTTCAAATAGCAGAAAACTGTGGCATACTCAAATACAGATTACAAGAATTAAAAATACCATACGAAACAATTGTACCTAGTGTAGTAAAGAAAGGTGCAACAGGTAAAGGCAACGCAGATAAAGATATGATGTATGAATCGTTTGTTAAAGAAACAAAAATAGATTTAAAAAAGATATTTGATACAGATAAGGTAGGTAATCCTATATCAGACATTGCAGATAGTTATTTTATACAAAAGGTTGGTTATGAAAATAGTACAGTTTGATAAATCAAAAGCAGTAACTTCTATTACACACGCCCTAAAAGAAAAACACGAGATCATAAATTTATCTAATACAGACAGTTTTAATTATAAAGATTTTTATGATATGAAAACCTGTGATTTCTTTTTAAATAACGGTACTTTTGGTAGTCAACATCCTAAAAGACAATGGTTACCTAACGCAAATAATCATAAGATGGCAGTTATGAATCATAGAAACGATTTAGTTAATATGTTTGCTTACCATTATAATAAAAAAGTTATTCATATAGAAAGTGCTACATTAAGTAGAATGAAGTGTAATTATATTAATAAATTCTACAAAGAAATACCACCTAGATATTATAGAATGGGATTAAATCATTGGGTTTATAGTAAAACAAAGTGGTGTAAACCTATTAAAGGACGGTTAGAAAAGACTATAAAACTAATAGAAGAAGCAAATAATATAAAATTTACAAATGTACATAATCATCAATGGAAAAACAATAAAGACGGTTATATTTTAATTTTACCTGGTTTAGAAGACGACCCTACTAGCTCTGTGCCTGTTGCTGAATTTGTTGCACAAACAGTACATTGGATTAAACAAGTTACAGATAGAAAAATTGTTGTTAAGGCACATCCTCATAGTAAACTAACTTATAGTGATTTAGATGTTGAAGTAATGGTAGGTAACAATAAAATTGTTGACATTGCAAAAGATGTTTACTGTGCTATATTAGATAGTAGTACGAGTATTTTTGAACTAACGGAATTAGGAATACCTACAATTACAACTGAACATAGTTTTGGTGTAGGATTAGGTAATACAGATTATAGAAAAGTAGAAAATTTGCATTATGCAAATAGTAATGAAGTTTTAAAATGGTTTGAACAAATGGCGTCAACAGAATTTTTAATGAGTGAATTTGATAACACAGATTTTATTCTACCAAGAATTAAGGAGTTACTAGAATGAGTAATATAAAAGGTTTACCTAAACATTTAGGTGGTCACGGTAATATCACACACATAGATACAGGTTTGTTAGCATTTGCAATTAATCATTTAAAATGTAAATCTATGCTAGATATAGGTTGTGGACCAGGAGGTATGGTTTACGAAGCAAGAAGATTGGGATTAGACGCAAGAGGTGTTGATGGCGACTTTGTAACTACAAGAGAAAAACCAGAGTTATTTGAAATACACGACTTTACAAAAGGTAAGTTAGAAAGTATTAAAATGAACTTTGATTTAATATGGTGTTGTGAATTTATAGAACACGTAGAAAAAGAATATGAAGATAATTGGATGTCATTAATGCAAAAAGGTAAATACGTGTTTGTTACATATTCAGAACCAGGTAAACCAGGTCATCATCACGTTAATTGTGAACCATTAGAGTATTGGTTAGAACTATTTGATAGATATGGATTTAAATATAGAGAAGATTTAACAAAACAATCTAAAGAAATCTCTACAATGAAAAGAGAGTTTTGGAAAGAAACAGGTTTAATATTTGAAAGGAAATAATGAAAAAGGCGATTATAACTGGCATAACAGGACAAGACGGATGCTATCTAGCAAAATTATTATTATCTAAAGGATATAAAGTTTACGGCGCTCAAAGAAGAAACACAGGTAAAAGATATTGGCGTTTAGATGAATTAAATATAACAGATCAAATAGAATTTGTTGATATTGATTTAGGTGAACCATACAATATAGAAAAAGTATTAGATAAAGTACAACCAGACGAGTTTTATAATTTAGCAGCACAATCATTTGTAGGTCTTTCATTTGAACAACCACAAGTAACAACAATAACTAACTCACTAGGCGTATTAAATATACTAGAAGTTATAAGAAACAAGTATCCAAACATAAAATTTTATCAGGCATCCACAAGTGAAATGTATGGTAAAGTAACAGAAAATCCACAAAAAGAAACAACAAGATTTTATCCACGTAGTCCGTATGGGTGTGCTAAAGCATATTCACATTATTTAACTGTAAACTATAGAGAAAGTTATAATCTATTTACTTGTTCAGGTATATTATTTAACCACGAAAGTCCGATGAGAGGTGAAGAATTTGTAACAAGAAAGATTACAAAAGGTTTAGTACATTGGTTGAAAAACGGTAAACCTGTAGAGTTAGGTAATTTAGATTCAAAAAGAGATTGGGGACACGCTGAAGATTATGTTGAGGCAATGTGGTTAATGTTACAACAAGATAAACCAGAGGATTATGTAATTGCAACAGGCAAAACATATTCAATAAAAGACTTTATACAAAAGTGTTTAAATAGATTAGAAATTAATTTTTATAATAATGGTGATGAATTTTTAGATAATCACGGAAATTATATTATAAAAACAAATCCTAAATTTGTAAGACCTGCTGAAGTTGATTTACTAGTAGGTGATTCTAGTAAGGCAAAAAAAGAATTGTTATGGAAACCTAAACACAATTTAGATAGTTTAATTGATGATATGATACAGGCAGACCTGAAAAGATATGGATAAGATATTTGTTACAACTTTTAATAAAAGATTATATGATGAATATGCTCATCAACTATTAAAAACATTTGAGATAACAAATCAAAAGATACCTTTATATGTTTTTGTAGAGGATGATATAAAACAATATCCTAAATTTGAAAATGTACATTTTTTAGATTTAT